AAAGCTAGCGTGGAGATTGGCGAATATGATGGCAAAGGTTCCGGATTCGTTGATAAAGCATTAGCTGATAAAGCTCAGATTTGGGTGCGTGCTAAGGATGTTCCTGAACCACGATCAAAAGACGAAGTGTATATCAATGGCGAGAAATGGTACGTTGATCACATTTCCAACTTTGATGGCACGATGTATTGTCTTGAAATCGTGCATAACGTAAGGGCGGTGAGACCGTAATGAGTAATGAACCTATTACGATTACAGACACAGCCACTCCGTATCTTAATTTCATTGCAGAAACAAAACCGGACTGGATGCGTAAGGCATTAAAGTCAACAGGTTGGATGATGCAAAAGGAAATTAAGCAGGGCATTCGGTCGGGGGCACCTGGTGGACGTAGATATCCCAATTTCATGGCGCCGGCTCGCCGGGCTGCATTTGAGTCAGCATTTGGTGCTAAACTTCGCAAAGCATACCAAAGCGGAGGACGTGCAGAACGAGAAGCCTGGGGCTCTAAATCGCGAAATGCCTTACTTGATATGGGCATTAGCGCCAGGACAATCGGATATAGTCCTCTAGGTAAGCTATCGAATGCAGTCGGATATCAATATGACAAGGGCAAACAATCCGTCCGAGTTGGGTGGTTATCCAATTCGGCAAAACGGTTGGGTGAACGAATTGAAGAGGGGTACACTAAGCAGATTACAGAGCCTATGCGCAAGAAGTTATTTGCTGCAGGTGTACCGTTACCTAAAGGAAAATCGATGTTCAAAATTCAGCCGCGTCATACTTATGGTCCTATGAAAGCTGCGTTACAGCCTAAGCTTAAACCTTATATTGAGGATAAGATAGGCGACTACGCTATTTATGGACCGGCGGCACAATCCGCGTCTCGACGTAATTACAAGGTAAGGTGATTTGATGCAACAGACAATTCCACTGTCGCGCATCGTTGAGCGTTGGGCTGAAGCCCTAGCGAATGATGAAGCGTTGACTAAATTTTGTAATGAAAAATACGGAAAGCCAGCACAACTGTATGTCGGCTACGACGATGTTGAAGCACCGCTTGAAGAAGATTGCCCTTGCATCATATTACTGCCAAGTAATAAGAACGAAGGGCTTGCTGATACCTACACGTATTCATTAATGATCGTTTGGGGCATTGTTCGTCAAGGTGCAACGCGCGTTAAGAATATTATTCGATACGACGGAGCGCTTGAATCGGATAACCTAGGGCAGTTAATCATCGAATGCATTTGTAAGGTGAATCCGGCGTTTCCGGTAATCGGCATTGACTATGAATTAGACTCAATGAATTGGCGCCCGGTGTTCACTGGACGTTTAACAGCTACTATAGAAATTCCGCATGTAATCGGCGGGAATATTGAATATTAAAGGAGGAAATGCATATGGCAACAGCAAAACGTGCGCAGGGCTCTCAGTCCCATGTGGCGATTGCGTTTGAGGCGGATTTTGGTACAACGCCAACTACTGGCGGTGTCATCACTCCGATTATTTCTAGTTCTGTAAAAGCTAGCCAGAACTTAAACGACTCCACAGTAATCCGTGGTGATCGTAATCCAGCAGCGCCATTCCGTGGCAACATCGACACGTCCGGTAGTTTAACCGTACCTGTTGGTGTAATCGACATCGGATACTGGTTAAAAGCTGCATTTGGTCAACCGACTTCTAATACAACTGGCCAAGCGCCAAATAAGAAGTCTGAGCATGTGTTTAAAATCGGCAACACAATGCCGTCGTTAACTATTGAACAGGGCTATCCTGATGTTAACGTATTCCAACAATTCGCAGGTGTGCGAATCAGTAAATTAGGCTTTAAATTCGGTGGTGACGCTGAATTGACTGCATCCGTTGATGTGATGGGTTGTAAGGAAACTTTGGCATCTACTACATTCGACGCTGCAGCAAAAGCAGTTAATTTCCTACCATTCCAAAATCTAAACGCAACTATTAAAGAGGGTGGCGCAACTGTGGCCAACATTCTAAGTTGTGATATTAATTTCGATTTTGGTCTGGATGGAGACTCTTACGCTATCGGTGGTAAAGGATTCCGTACTTATATTGACCCAGGCATTGTTGCTATCTCAGGGACGATTAAAGCGTTCTTCCAAAATAAGGACCTTTTAAACAAAGCGGTTAACGGTACGGAATCCAGCTTGGAATTGCGACTTGAACAAGATGACTGGTCGCTTACATTCAAATTGCCTGAACTTGTGTACGAACGACAATCTCCAGGCATCGATGGTCCTCGTGGCGTCAATATTGAATTGCCGTTTAAAGCATACTATCGTGCAGATGCTGGTCGCTCCGCATCCATCATTACATTAGTTAATAATCAAGAACAATACTAGGAGGTGCCAACATGGCATTTGAAGATATTAAATTAAGAGGTTTAACATTTGCTGAGCGTAGCGAATTGATTAAGGCTGAATTAGATCCGTTATACACACCTCTTCCGGAAGAAACTCCTGAACCGGCTAAATTATTGTGGTATCGCGATTTAGCCGAATGGATTATGAAAAATGTGTATAAGATGTCTGATAGTGAAATCGCAGAAGCACCAAACGATGGCGTTATGGAATTAGCAATTGAAACTATGCGTTTCACTAACGAAAAAAAGGCTGAAATCGAAAAAAACTAATTGATGCGTGGAGTTGGCTCAACTCCGACAAACCAAAATACTGCTCTGATTGTATCAAGATGCAACGTGAGACTAAACAGCATTTTGACTGCTCGGAGTGTGAGTTTAATTCCCCGCATCAATTAGATGGAACGAGACAAGCAATGCGAGTATACAATGCTAGTCGTATGCAACGACGATGGCATTCAGGCGGTATTGCTGGATTCGATATGCCTGCGGTGTTAGAAGTGGCGAGGGCTTACGGCATCGAGCCACTACCGCACCTTATCGATTTGCTTATAATCTTGGAAGCTAAAGAGTTGGAGGTGGCGCACAAGAATGGCCAATAATTTAATTGATATTGTCGTTCAGCTTACCGATAAGAATACGGAAGCCGGACTCAAGAAAATTACGGCAAGTGCCGAAGGCGCCAAATCCGCCCTTGGCAAAATGAAGAATGACCTCATGGCGATAGGTGCTGGTGTCGGTGTTGTAGGCATCGGTGCCAAATTAGCCAAAGAGGCTATTCAATGGGATGTAGCCGTTAAGAAATTATCCGGTATCACTGGTGCTACGGCAAAAGAAACCAGCGAACTATTAGCAGTGGCCAATTATATGGGCATAGCTATGGAAGATAGCGCTGGTGCATTTGCTAAGTTTTCCAAGAACGTCGGAGCGGCCAAAGAGAAAATGGAAGTCGCTCGGGCAGAGGGTAAACTCGGAACTGATATATTCAGTAAATTAGGCTATACGCTTGAACAGATTCAAGGTAAGAATACCGTTGAAGTGTTCAAGATGATACAGGAACGCCTAAGAGGCATGAAGGACGGAGCTGAAAAGACTCGTGTCGAAATGGAACTCTTTGGACGTACTGGGTATCAGATGCACGCCATGCTTAATATGTCCGCAGAACAGATGGACAAGGTAGCTGAACGCGCCAAAGCAATGGGGCTTATCATCGACGATGAGACTGCAGCTAAATCGGCGAAGCTAAATCGGGAATTAAAGGATTTAGAGAATACCGGAAAACGCCTAGCAGTATCCATCGGCCATGAGTTAGTTCCTGTATTTAACGACTACGCAAAAGGCGTATTAGATGTAGCAAAAGAATTCGAGACAATGACCGCTGAGCAAAAGGAAGCTATCGGAGGTATTGTCAAATTCGGTGCAGAAGCCGGCGCAGTAATTATAGTTATGAGATCACTGACTAGCGCACTTGGATTTATGCGATTGGCCACACTTGCTGCGGCAGGTCCTTGGGTAACATTAGCTACAGTAATTGGGCTTGCCGGAAAAGCATTGCTTGATTTCCGTTACAATGAAAAAACATCTGGCTCTTACATGGGAGTAGATGTTGATGGCAAACGTATTC